AAAACATAAACAGTGCGATTTGATGGCTTAAAAAACCCACCGAACCGCTCTACAAGCCGCACAAGAAAGCTGGCGTTGCTTTCATTTACCTGGTCAATGTGCTCAATCGTTTTTGCGGCCATCGAGGAGGTGATGCTTGCCTCATAACCTGCTTCCCCGGCGATTTCGGTTATAATACTACCCAAGGTTGCACTGTCCCAACTACGAGACTCGTATGCTTTTAGTTTATTACCAAGTCCGGGGTTCGTGGCTGAAGCTGAATAGTTGGCCGCTTTTGCGCTTATCGTAAGCTTCCCTGGGAAGCCACTGAAGTTAGAGGTATCTACAGCAAAGACTCCCATCTGCCTCAAGTTACCTTTGTAACCAAGCTCAACGGCCAATTCTACTCCTTTTCGTGGCGGTGCCAAATCTAGATCAGAGTCGTCTAATTCGATCGTCAAAGTATCAGACTCAAAGCCAACGGAGTCTACAATCGAAGCACTTATAAAGTGCTCTTTAATCATATTGGTGACATCCTCGTTATCCGCTTTGATTTTGAAATTCGGAGTCATGACCAGAGTCTTTTTGTTGAGGTTGTCGTTTGAGTTTTTGCCTCAATTTCTGGCAAATTAACCTGAGTTCCCATTGGTAGAACTGGATCCAATGAAAGTAAGTGTGGATTTAATTCGATCGCTTCCTCTAATAAGTCTGTGGATCCAAAAACTTCCCAAAGTATGCGATCTAGTGGCTTGGGTGTTGTAACTTTATAAATCATGCTTCGTATGCTTCCAGGTGAAGTGCGTATTCGATCTTCAGAGGTGTACCCTCAATCATGTGATGAGACCTAGTTTCCTCGATGCTCAAGATTACCCATTCCCCGTGTAGATCCCCGTAGTTATCAGCCAACGGAAGAGGTGTTCCCTTAGCTGCTTCAGCTCTCATGGCTTCGACTTGGTTTAGGTGTTCTGCCTGTTCGGGGAATATGACCCCTGTGAGGTCAATGGTTTCATTTCCAGGGCCAAGAAACTGTTTTGCCGGTCGCTTTTTGTAGCGATCCTGGGATACCCAGCGGTATTCGGTGCTGTGTTTTAGCTCATTATAAGCAGACAATGGAACAAAGAACACATATTCACCGAGTGCGAGCATTGCTGAATTAGACATCGTACAACCTTTCGTCTGTTACACCGATGCGGCTCAGAGCTTCTTTGACTGCTTGAGCCACGGCGCTTTTGATCTGTGCATCAATTGCATTGGCCACCGCTTGCGGATCTTTCGCATTACTTGCATCCACATTGATATCCCCAAGTGTAATGTTTATGGGTGGAACCTTGCCCGAAGACTTAACGGCGGCCTTCATTGGTGTTGATTTAACAGTGGCCCAACGTGTCTGTGGTTTTTCCTGTGCCTGTTTGGGGGACGGAATTGATATTGGTACCGTTAAAGGCTTTTTTGCTGCCTGTATCTGTTGAGGAACATTAAGTATTGGGCGAGGAGCTTGTGGAGCGGTTATGATTTTAGGCTGTGTAACCTTTGATGTAACACTCTTCGTTAATTGAGAGTTATTACGCTCAAGGATCTTACTGTGCGTTTCCTTCTTATGCGTATTTACGACAATGGGCTTTCCCTGTCTTTTAGACGGAATTGATGCTAGCTTTGGCGTAGCGTTAAAGATTGCATTAGACTTAGGAGCAACACCATAAGTAATGAATGTTTTTTTGCTTTCTGAAGCCTTATTGAATATCTTTTTTCTATGATTGTTTGTAACTGATGCTGGTATCGTTAAAGGCTTTTTAGCTTGTGGAACGTTTACTATTGGGCGAGGAGCCTGTGGAGCAGTTATGATTTTAGGCTGTGTAACCTTTGATGTAACACTCTTTGTTAATTGAGAGTTATTACGCTCAAGGATCTTACTGTGAGTTTCCTTTTGGTGAGCATTTACGACAACGGGCTTTTCCGTATTCTGACCGATTGGCTGAGTTAATCCAGGAGTTGGAACATAGAGAACCGTTTTTGCCTTACCAATTCTGCTCCGAAAATCATCTCTCTTGGCCGCCAAATCAAAGGCTTGTGATTGTGCCGCAGGTTCAATCGGCATTGCTGGTTGAGCTGCAAGTGGAATTGGGGCAGCCAAAGCCACAGCCGCGGCTACTGATCTAACTCCATTTGTTCTGCTCTTTGTTGGTCTGGTTGCCTTTGGGCTTTCCTCGTCCTTATCACCAAACAGGGAGCCAACCCAACTTTTTGCTGACTTTATAGGATGTGCAAGTAAATCAAACTTACTCTTGAGCCCGTCGATAGCAGTTGAGAGTGAATTGCTCAGAAAATCCTTCAGTTTTTGAAGCCAACTCCATAATAATTTAATAGGAGTTAGGAGGAAATTGAGTTTACCTAAGACAAATGTAATAGGGCGGCCCAAGGCTCCAAATCGATTCTTTATCCCTTTTATTGCCTGCGGAAGTGGTTTCGTAAGAAGGTCATGTGCTGTGCGGAATGCATTAATTATTAAACCGACTGGAGATAGCTTAAATGCCCATTTTATTAGTGTGCCAATAAATTTGATCGACTTAGCAAGCTGAGAACCAAATGTATAACCAAGTCCTTTTGCTCCTTCATTTGCTCCGTGTATTGGTTTAAAAAGTGCCTTAAGGAGCCTGAACATTAGATATAATGGGGCAAAGGTGAGCTTAAGTGGGATCAGTATTTTGGAAAAATTCTTTTTGAGCATCGATCCGACGGGCTTTAATGCACTAATAACGGGTTGTAGGCCATCAACAAGGCCATTCCACAGTCCACTTACAAAGGATTTGATCGGTCCCCAATATTTCCAAACCAGGAAGGCTACGGCGGTTATGGCTGCGAGGATCCAGCCAATGCCGGGGATCGTCATAATAGACACTCCTAATCCCTTAATACCAGTTATGAGCATCGGGATAGCACTCACAGCCACTCCACGCATTGCACTACCCACACCGCCTAGTTTCCCGATCGCACCCGATGCCAAGCCGGGAATGCGGGAGAAAAAGCCTGTGGAGCTTGTATTTGCAGCTTTGAGGCTAGGAATATAAGATGTCCAGAAAGAGCGTGCTGTGGCTATTACACGGCCTCTCATAATGCCCATACGGGTAGTTAGAAGGGGCAATTGAGTAGACATGGCCGTTAAGCCGAAATTTGTCATGGTGATAGCAGCACCAACACCAGCGAGAGTCGTAATTAGCATTCCGGCCACAACTAAAATGCCGCCGATAGCAAGCCCAACCCCGCCGATAACATAACCGAGGATAGGGAATTTATTGATGGCCTTATCTACAAACCGAACAACCCCCGTCACTCCCTTGGTAAACTTGCGTGCCATAGGCAGGAAGAGTTGACCCATCGTGATGCTAACACTTTCCATAGCACTGCTAAGGGTCTTCAAATCACCCGGGAGATTGTCATCCATGATCCCCGCCATCCAATTAACTTGATCGTTAGCGGACATTTCCTGTATTTGCTTTTTGTAAGCAGTAATCCCCCCTGAACCTTGCGATTCTATTAACTGAGAAATACTGCCAGCATGTTCACGACCAAAGATATCAGTTAAGAAAGACATCCTCTTGCCGGATCCCATTTTTTCCGTAGCCTTTGCCAAGTCAGCGAATATGTCTAGGGTGTTTCTCATATTGCCGGAGCTGTCCACAGCATCAACACCCAATGTTTTCAGCGCTTTAGAGGCTTCTCCTGCCGGTGAACTCAAGCGACTGAAGGCCGCAGACATCGTAGTCCCGGCTCGACTTGATTGGATGCCAGAGTTACCTAAAAGTCCTATCATTGCCGCAGTCTCTTCGATACTTACGCCCAAGTTTTTAGCAACCGGTGCTGCATAACTCATTGCTTCTCCTAACTGATGGAGATTGGTATTAGATGTTGCCGCTGTTGATGCAAGCACATTGCCTATTCGTCCCATTTCAGTAGCTTTCAGCCCAAAACCAGACATTACGTTTGAAGCGATGTCTGACGCTTCAGCTAGACCAACACTATCATCAGATCTGGCTAAATTCAGTAACCCAGGCATCGCACTATGGATCTCTGTGACTCCAAATCCCGCTTGGGCAAGGTATGATTGTCCTCCTGCTACCTCGGATGAGCTGGCCCATGTTGTTTTACCCAAGAGTCGAGCTTGATTCGTGAGCATCTTCATCTCGACAGTTGTTGCACCTGTTTTTGACTGAACTTTATCCATAGCAGCTTCAAAGCAGCCTGCTTCTCTAATAGCCCCAGTAAATGGATTAAGCAGCTTACTACCGACTTGAGTTGACTGAGAACCGGCAAAGCTCATGGCAGCGGAGCGTGCCATTCCCTGGTCGAACTTGTTACGAGCGTCCGAAAGCTTCTTTGATGCCTTTTCCTGCTGCTGTATTAGCCCTGTGTTCCGCTTCAGCATATCGCCGTAGCGGCGGCCAACACCTAAAGCGTGCTGCCAGGAAGATGCTAATTTCCCCTGGGCAGAGGTGTTTTGCTTTGTTGCCCCAGTACTGCTTTTTAAGGCAGCAGCCACTCCTTTTTGAGCATTTGAATTAGCTCCTAATGTGGATGTCAGTCCCTTGGCTGTTTGGTCGATACCGCCAAGGCTGGTCTCAATGGCCTTTGCCGGACCGCTGGCGCGGTTGACAAGGCCAAAGAACATAGATACATTAAAATCACTCATGGCTAAACTGATTGCATTTGTGGCCGCTTTATTTGTCCTGGCACTTTCGGGAACTATCCTTGCGTGCCTGGTAGCGGCCTTTGCTATTCATCCGGCGTTTGCGGTGGTTGGTTTTGCTCTTGGCGGTTTCTTGCTTATTTGCCGTCGCTTTAACCGTTCAGAGGACGTTATTAGCGAAAGACCCGCCCATTTCATTGAGCGAGTCTTTGATGCAACTAAACAACGCTAATTTTCATTGGGCGGTTCATTCATCCGATTGTGTAAAGTGACAGCATCCTCGTGGTAACTTTGTAACTCTGTGATGGTTCTGTTTTCCAGCTCGTCCAGAGGCGTTTTTAGTATCCAGGCGATTTCGGTAATCCAGCCCCGAACTACGCTCCATTCGGGGAAACTACCTCCCCCACACACAGGTTGCAGATATTTACATCCTTACCGTGCATACGACCAAGATCTGATGCTGAGATTTGGTCTACACAAATAGCAGGGAGTAATTCGAAGAGCTTTGAGTATTCGCCATTCTTCGAGTCCATACGCTTGAGATCACGACCCGTTGGCTCGCGAAGGTTCAAACTACGAAGAACACGGCCATCTCGAAGCTTAAAATCATGGGTCAGGGAAATTGTTGTTGAGCAGTCTTTTGTTGTACAATGAGACGTGGCGTTTTCTTCCTGCGTCGCCTTATAAACAGCGGTGGTGCATGAATTCACATCACGACCAGGAAGATTTTCAAAATCCAAAGATGAAAGTTTATCTTCACTGATACGAGCAAGGAGTTTAAATGCCCGTTCATAGTCACCTTTGATTGACTCAATGTTTTTCAGGTCATTACCAATTGGCTGACGGAAACGTAGCTCTGTAAGCTCAATTTCATCGTCGCCAATCTTCGTTTTATACGGACGAGACAACTCTACAACGATCTCATCAAGAGGCTTTTCCTGGGCTTCAGCAGGTTTGGTATCTTTATTCTTATCAGTCATAAATTATCCTCTCCCTAAAGCAGCACGACGCTTTGCCAGTTGATCGACTCCGTTTATGATTCGCTTGTAATTGCGTATATCGATTTCATGTATTACGTTGCTATTCACCGTAAGCTTATAATAAGTAGGATAGATAACGTATTTTTCTTCCGACTTCTTGTTGGTTTCCTGCTCCCCAGGGGCATACTCCTTGATGCTTCCGGTTGCATTCGCTACAACGGATTTCACATTGCCAAAATCATCCTCGTAGACAGATCTTATGGTGAATTGGTTGTTATCGTTTCCGATTACTCCAGCGTCTTTAGATATTTCTTCTTCGAATCCTGGAGTGGTTATTTCGATTTTGAGCCTTTCCATTCCCGTGTCATGCCCAATAGGAATATCTAAGCCACTGCTGTCTTCTTCCTCCTTTATTTTTAAGCCGGGCAACTTAACTTTGGAGACCCTACAAATAAGTCCTACGCCGTCCTTATACAGATCGGTAGTTTTGTGAATAAAAGGTGATCCATTACTCATATTAATTCCTTTTTAAAGAGTGTTTATTGGTCGTTTAAAGAATCTCAGAGGCGTATTGCCCAGTAACATGACAGTTGAACGTAAGTAGCTCCAGCGGCGGCACCGCTGAGAGATCGTAATCGATATAGAGCTTGCCACCGTTTAGGGTTTCCGTGGTGTTAAGCTCTGGGTCTGCCCAACATTCGCCACCAAGAATGCGACCACTAGCTGTTAGTTGACGGAGGAATGCGTTTACTGTCTCCACAACATCCTCAACTAGAGTGCTACGAATACCGTTACCCATTGCCCATTTATGAGCTGCCTCAATTGCTTCTTCCACGATGTCAACTGTTCGGCGGGCAACCAGGAAGTAGATCTGTGAGTTCTCCTTCTCCAGGGTGCGATTACCCCAAAGGATATATCCATTCCCTTGGTTTGTTATGACCGCAATATGGTTGGAATTGAGAGTGTCGCCTTCGCTACCCTCAAAACCGCTTGCGATTGGCCTACTTGTGCCAGTGACACCGTTGAGGGAACGGTTACTTGGACTCGCGGCATAACCGTAATAGTCCTCTTGATCCGTTTTGGCGATTAGTCCTGCAACGTAACCGGCAGCAGGCAATGTATCTGTGCCGTTCATAACATATGGATCCACCATAAATGCACGGCTACGAGTGCCGGATACTGATTCGGCTGCTGTTACCGCATCGGCCTGGGTTGTATTTGGGCCGTCAAGAACGGCAACGGCTTTCAGCTTATCGGCTACCGTCATTAAGGCGCTTACCAAGGTATTTGCTGCGGTGGAGTCTGACCACAATTGCAGACCTGGAGCACAAAGCAGCTTTGGCTTAATCCCCAACACCGATTGAGCATTGAGTGCTGCGTAAATACCTGTGCCAGCAGAAAGGCTTCCTGCTGCGTTTACAGCATCCGTTGCTGCATCGGCACCCGTTGCAACACGAATAAAGATCACAGGGCAAGTGCACTGCGCATAAATAGCATTCAGAGCATCAGCTGCAGTACCACCATCTTCACCTGTTCCGGTGGCGTTATTGTAAGTCAACTGAGCACCATGTTTCTCGGAGTTGATCTGAACGGGGTAATTCAAGGGAAATGCATAGTCTCCCGTTTCAACTGCTTCAGGCGCAGTTACCACGGCACAAATTACGCTTGTTGCCTTGATCTCAACTGTTTTGCTCCCGTCAAAAATTGTTGTTGTTAAAATACCGTGAAAGAGGTTACTCATTTCTCTTCCTTCGTTGAGGTTGTGGATTTCTTGGCTACAGTATTAGCCACAGCGGAGATATGCCCCGTAGTTAAGAGATGCCGGGCTTCAGGTAGAGTTAGTTCAAGGAGTTTTCCTTTTTCATAGCGAACCCCTTGAAGTCGTAACTCTTTGGTTACTTTGTATTTCTTTTTTTTCATTTTGGTTCCTAAGTTGGCAGCCCGCTCTTATCCGTGCCGCTTTTAACAGATTTGTGTAAATGTTTTTGTAGGCTTATCTCTCCGGCCTTCATATCGCCGGTTGAAGTGACCTCACCATCGATGTGTAGGTCGCCTTTGACTGTGTTTTTGGGGCACTCAATCGTGACCTCTTGGGCGGCCTTTACAGAGAGGCTTCCGTCTGTATTCACTTTGATATTGCCCCCCGTATTGATTTCGATGTCCCCTTCAGGGAGATCCACCAACATGCGGTGTTGCTCGCGGTCGTATTCGACCACAGTTCCATCCTCAAAAGTAATGCGTCGAACTATACCCTTGTTTCCATTCGCTGGATGGGCCTTGGAGTACAAGCTTCCAATAATTTGTCCCTGGGAAAGATTACCCCCAACGCTGGCAATCAACACCTGTTCGCCTTCTTCAGGTGCGCTCCAAACCACGTCAGAGGAAGCGCAAGGTGTCGTCCAACTTAGCCATGCTGTGGTGATTTCAGCGATCCTCACACGGGCTTTGGCCTTGGCGTAGTCAACCTCTTCAACAACGCCGATTGTCAGCATGTTATTGAGCTTGAGGCTGATCCTTCCAATTAGCTTTGCCAGGTTCATTCTTCACCCCCCTGGATAGATGATACCACTTCGTAATCACCCTCGTGTTCTGCGCCAATATCAGGCGCTTGAGAGGCCAGTATGGTATCTATTTGCGGACTGTCATCCTCTGCGGGTGCAGACAAAATGCAGGAGTGTTCCCACTCAACTACCCAAATGGATATTCCCGCTTGAAGCTTCGTTGCATCGTAAAGGTTCTCTGCCTTGACGTTTTCCGCTGATTTAATGGAAAGACCAAACGGGTTGTTTGGCACCCAAACGTGCATTGTTTCAACCCAGTCTAAGGCTGCTTTTGCAGCGGGTAGCTTTGATGCATCCTTAACAATGTAAAATGCCGCAACCTTAATTCTTTGCCTTACGACATCACCGGTTTTATCTGCATACCCAACAGGATAAACACCAACGTAGCAGCTCCCCGAATAAACAGCATTTCTCTTTATGAAATCAGGGTTGATTTTTCCAGCCAATGCCTCGCACTGCCGCAGCCTTGGGAACTGCTTCTTTATGGCATCAACGATGGCTGATTGGGTGGATGAAAACGTCATGCCCCCATTATATTAGGTGCTGGCAGACTGACTTGAGTCTACCGTAGAAGGTGCCATTTAGGGGTATTATTACCTCAATAATCCACCAAAATAATCATTTATAATCGCCTGTATTTCCTCTTCGTCGTCCGGGGAAATACCGAGGTAGGGCCGCTCAGGAATATTGCGATCGTCATCTCCGAATTGGTGCGTGGCCGCATATGGGAGATTGCTACCAACCTCGACGATAGAATCGCTTGCGAGGTAGGTAATGGAGTCGCGCAGATCGCCTTCGTTTGCCAGGAGACTATGGCCGCTATGACGCGTCTCTTTGTAAGCGGGAGACCATGCCTCCCAATCGCTTTCATCAGGGGCAGGGCCACCCCCAGAGAGACGCTTACGGACAGAGCTTTCCAACTCCGCGCCAACGCCCTCCATGAATTCTTCACCAGATAGAGCTTGTAGTTTCCTAGCTAAAGCAATGGCTGCCTGAATGTCAGAGGCATCATATTCAAGCGTGACGCTCATTAGTGAAAAAATCCATTGCCGTTAAATCTGCTTGCCCGTCCAGGCATAAAGCTGGCTCCACCAGAGGAGCTGCTGCCACCAGCTTCTCTTTCCGTAATCCCCAAGGACACCTTACCGGCTGCAATTAGAGTCAGGGTTTTTATCGCCTGGTCATAGCGCTGTTTCTGTTGCTCTGTTGCGGTGGTGTCCAGTGCTAGTTTCCACATGGCAACATCACTGCATAAGGCTCTTAAAATAGTCGGAACCTTCGGCAGAGGAACTGTGTAGCGACTACCTATGTAGACATCTATCTCCGCACTGGCATCTGCCAAGGCACGCTCGATCACACTCACATCAGCCTCGCCAGTTCCCTCACGGTCTGAGGCCATTAATACGGCTTCAACGCCAAAGCGTTCTTCCAAGTCTTCTTTTGATGCGTAATTCATTTTGCTTTCTCTCTAAAAGAAAGCCGGGCTAGGCGTTATCATCCCAACCCGGCTGAGTTCATGCCAATGCTTAATCAAACTACAAACTATATTAAGCCAAAATTAAACAGCGGCCGCTGTCCCCTTACTACCGTAAGCCAATTGCGGAAGACCGTAACCGGCTGCACCGCGTGCCTCTGCACCAAACTTATATTCAGCACGATCAAATACTGCATCACTACTCATATCGGTTTGGCTAACCAATACAGGTGCCTTGCGTTCCTGAAAAAGGAATGGCCGGAGAACTTGAGTGGTATCCAAAAGGAACCATGCGGTATCGCTTGTTAGATGTGGGCACACAAGAACCTTACACGTGCCCTTATAAATGTTTGTCTTACCATCGTCTAGGCGTTCAGCAGTCACCAGGGCATTGGCAACATCCTCAAGTGCAGGAGGAACGAGCAGGAGGTTTGGATTTATAGCCAATGGCTTACCATCCTCATCCTTCATCTTTCGTAAGGCTGTTCTGGCTGCACCATAACTTGCTTGAGCAGCAGCTAGGGAGGAAGCATCAAGCTTTTTGGTTCCGCTATTGGAAAACGTTTGCTTATCCCCATTAGGATGGTTT